TAATCACGAGTTGAAAGAGCAAGGAAACGATCATAAGAGTTTACGCCTTGCTCATTCATAATTGCTTCAATTTGAGCAACATCATCAAAACCAACAGCCGCAGCAGTACGTTTAACAACAAGAGTACCTTGATTAGCAGCAACGGTCATAAGAGCAACGTTTACGTCACTAGCAAGTTTCTGTGCAGCAGCCATACCAAGACGACCCTCTTGTAGCATATCACGCAATTCTTTAGCATCAAGTACAGCAGTTGAGTGTTTACTAAAACCAAGAGAAGCGGGAACAGACAATTGAACGGCATCGTCAAAGTTAGATGTAGCATCCATACCATCGTGTGATTGTGCAATGTAAGGCTGTGGACGCCAAATAGTATCTCCTGAACGCTCCATTGAGCTTCCATCGGTATTATACTTTGATACATTGTTTGACAATACTAGCGCATCATTAAAGCCCTCTAGTACGTTTTCAAATGCAACTCTTTCTTCTTTACTAAAAGCATTAGCCATAGTTTATCCTTTTTAATTAGATCGTTTTTGTTTTTTATAGGCATGAATCTTAGTATAATCACCAGTCTTCTCAGCCTCATTACGCAAACGCTCAAGTGTTGAGTCTACTGTTCCAGACATCTTAGCTGTTCCAGTGACCGCCTTCTCTGGTGGTGGTGGTGCTTTTCGGTTTGTCACTTTTAAAGTTCCTTCCAATTTAGCAACTGCAAATGCAAATTTTACTGGGTCAGTGATAGCTGCTAATTCTTTTGCTTTCTTGGGATTTCTACCCAACGCATAAACAACCATAGCAGGATTATCAGTTCCTTGCAATACAATGCCTTGCTGTGTTTGTGATAATGTTTCGCTTACTACATCTTCGGCAAATTCATAGTCACGAACTTTTAATTCTGTTTTGGCTTTCTCATAAGATTGCAGCGTATTTTGCCATTGCTCCTGCTGTTTATCTTGTTCAGCTTTCTGTATAGCTACAGCATCATCTACTTTACGCTTGTTATCAAACCATTTTGATAATTCAGATTCAAATACTTCTGCATCATAATCATAATCCTCCAAAGATGGCTTTCTACCAAGTTCAATAGGCTTAGATACTGTTGATACTTCTATTTGCTGTTTAAGCTCACTATTTTCTCGCTGTACATTCCGAAAGTCTTTACGCAATTTACGTACCCATTCAGGGGCCTTAGACTGTTCTTCTTCTTGAGGCGGTGTTTCCCCATCGATACTAATAATAACTTCGTCTTCTTCCAAATCATGGTTGATTTCTTCAACAATAGGATTTTCATCTACTATATCATCTTCATTTGGTGTGATAACTACATCATCAATAATATCTTCTACTACCATTTCGTCTGCCAATGTATACTCCATTTCTGGGAAAGTGTCGTGATATTCACGCAACTGATATTTTAACATATGTAAAAAAAGTGTATTTGATAGCTCCCTACTGAATAGGGGCTTGTTCTTCTTGTGGAATAGGTTGAGGTTGTTCTTGAATATTCTGTTGTGGCATTGATCCTCCAAATATATTCTTTAAAGTTTCCATAGCTGCCATTGCTTGTTCACGTTCCGCTTGATCTATACCGGCATATATTTCTATAGTCTTGGCTTGTGATTGTTCTGCATCAGCTAATATCTTAATAGTATTAGCGTTTGCTTGTTTAGCTTTTGCATCTTCATTATCAGCTGCTTTTCTAAAGTATTCCTCTTGTGCATTTGGTGGTGTGTTCTGTGCTTCTTGCATAAGTTCTTGTGCTTCTGTAGATGAAGGGGTAATAACGCCCATTTTAATTAATTTGCGTCTATAGTAGTTCTGTACATCCTTAACCCCTTCTCCTTCCATATTCATCATAGACATTGCTCCTAATACTTGCATAGTTTCAGGATCGCTTGTAACTTGCATCATTCCAGTAAGTGCTGATACTGTTGCGGCTTTCTTAGATGATGAAGATGGCCCAACGTCTACTGCCACATCAAACTTAGCATTGCTTAGATCATTTTCATATACTACTTCCCCATTTTCCCCCATCATAGGTTTAATAAGCTCAGTTGATTCAGACTCCCCATTATCATTAATCATTTTCATTTTGCGACCAGGCTCAACCATAACATCTTTCGCCATTGACAACCAAACTTCACCGCTTCTTTTCATAGCTTTAGCCATATTTGAAACATATATAAATGTTTGCATATCTAAACGCTGCTGTATCATCTCTACGGCTTTGCCGCTAATGTTAGATACTATCTGCTCTCCGCCTTGTTGATTTCCTAATATCTCTTTCATGTCTTGTTCTGTAAGCTGTAGAAGTGCCGCCATAGCTGGAGGAATATTTGGCGCACGAGTATAAGCTATTGGGCCACTGGCTGTAATATTTCCATTCATATCTGTAATTGGGTTAATTAATAAATATGGAAAATTTTTAATATTATCATCGCTCCACATTTGAGTATGACCACTAATCTGCTCAGGAGTTAAAATAGGCTTCTCGATGCTTGATAATGCACTAATCTCTCCAAGCTTAGACAGTTGCATATTCTTAATACGTTGAGCATCTTTAGCAAGTCTAACATGACCCATACAACGCTCAATGTTATCTACAAACCAACGCTTACCATAAACTGGAATAATCGGTATTTTATTGCCTGCAATATATCCGCAGTCCTCTAGTATCTTACTGCCAGATAAAATATACTTATGGCATTTTTTACGTTTTACTTTGCGCTTACGATCTAATTTTGTGCCGATAGAAGCTAAATAGTCAATCAATGGCACTTCATTAGCTTCGTCTTTATCATCTTCTAGCTCATCTTTGGTATATTTTTCTTCTTTACCATCGAGCGACTTAAATATATAAAGCTCTTCTTCGACTGTTTCAATCACATAATACTCAGCGATATAAATAATGTCAGGAGAATACCAGTCGAATTGTCTTTGCTCCACTTGTTTACTTACTGACGACATATCTTCTTCATCACCGTATTCATGTTCAAAAGCTTCTTTGGTCATAGAGGAAAGGACGTAACAATATCTTGCATCTGATTTATCTTGACGTTTAGCGTTTAGATCAAAGAACACGGAAGAATCAGCATCATAGATAGGTTCAATACAAATACGCTGATGATCGTTATCCTCGTCCTCATCGTCTTCATATTCAGCACGTAATCTCCATGCACCGAACCCACCACCAACAGCTTCTTCAAATGCATTATCATATGCTTCTTCTGCATTACTGTCTTGTTCATCTGCTCTATATAATCCATCACATACATCAGCAAGTTTATCGTTTTGAGTTCCATCTTTACTAATAAAATCTACAGTAATACGATTATTACGATATTCATTAATGATTCTAATAATTGATAGGTGAATCTTATTTACTTCAAATTTTGGCTTATTATAAAATTGTTCTGAAAGTTCTCCTTCCCATTGCGCTCCAGGCACAGAATAGAATCTTCTATCAGTTAAACACTGCAACCTTTCTTCTCTTAATGATGATTGTATATCATCAAACATGGTTATAGCTTCGTAGTGAATCTCAGATAATGATTCATTTAATTCTTCTTTATCTTCTTCATAATTTTTATCTTTTGCCATATTATTTCCTATTTGCCATTGGATTATTAGTTGGAATTGCTGTAATATTATACTCTTTTTTAGGAATTATAATAGGATACATAAACGCTATTGGGTATGTTCCTGCATCTGTATAGTCATCTATTGTTCCAGCTCCTGCAAATTTATCAGGCTCACCATTGGTAGAATATGCGTGTTGTTCTAATGCTTGAGCATATTTAGGACACTTTGCAGCATTAACTTTTAGCTGTACCTTTTCAAATTTATTATTAGTTATATTATGTCTGTCTTTTACAGATGGATTACGCCCATTAACAAATACTTTAAACCCAGCATTTCGCAGCATTGTAATATCAGTTTCACTTGCTGAGGTCTTTTTGGCATTGCCACTAGCATCAGGGTAAAAGCTTATAACTCTATTTGGGTAACGTATCTTTGTATTATCTATAATCTTGCTTGTATCGTAGCTCTCATACTCATCTACTGCCACAATATCATCATCACGTTTCACATATACGATAGAAACGCACCCACCTATATTAAAGTCTTGACCAATATATAATTCTTCATTCCCATTATCAACTTCATCTGAGTTATGAGTTATACGATTATAATATTTGTATATTGTTCCAGTGGTTAGATTTATAAACTCTCCATTAACATAAGCTTCAAATAATTCTGCTGGGTATTGGCTTCTTAATGTTTCGATAAAATCATCAGCAATATTATGTAAGTTTGAATATGTAGAAGCTTTTATTAGTAAGTCAGTATCTGAGTTATATCTAGTAACAAAGCGATCATAAAACCATTTAAACCCCTCTGGAGTTCCTGCAACATCAATGGAGTTTATATAACATAAAACTGCTTTACCATCATGAAAATATGTTCCTTCAGGAGGTATTGATGTATTTAGATATTCTTGTATTAATTCTTCATCTTCTACTGGAACAATTAAGCGATTACGGCCAAGTATCTTTTTAAAAGCCTTATCCATAATCTGCTGTTTAAGTATGTCTGTTTCGTCTATAAGTGTATATCCAACTTGATAACCTACGATTGATTCAGGCTCTGACATATTACGAAATAAGACTTTTCCTATCTCATTTTTACCATCTAGTAGTGTAAACTCTTTATCTGTTTTGTTAAGTCGGTAGTCATAACCTAACATTTCAGCAACAGTTGGGAAACCATCAAATGCAATATCGCGTATATCTCCATACGTTGGCAAATAATATGCTGTCTTTGGAACACCACTTATGATTTTATGAAGTGATTTAAGGGTGCCTATAAAAGACTTACCACTTGCAAACCCAGCTACAAAGCCTGTATGTTTCTTAGTAGACGTTAGAAAGTCATATTGAGGGTTGCTAAGCTCTATCACTTCTTCTAGCAATGGTTACCCTTTTTATCTCAGTATTGTTTTGTTGTGCATTGGTTAGATTAATGTCTTGTTTTGGAGCATGCCTATCTGCTTTACCTGCTGTTATTAATGCCTTATCAAATAGCTCTTGTGCGTGCCTATGATCTTGCATAGTTTCTACTTCTTCTTTTTCAATCTTACTCTTTACACTCTTTAAATTAGCAAGAGTTCCGCTTAGCGCAATATCTTGTATTTCGTCTGCAATAGTGCGTTCTTTTACTAATGATTCAATAGCTTTTACTTCTATTAAATTTTTATTAAGTTTTTTAGCTTTTTCATAAGTCACTCCAGCCTCGACAATATCGGCATTTGATTGAGGTATATTTACTAAAATTTCTTTAGCTGTTGGGTTACTTATTTGATAGTGCTTTGCAATAGCATAATAACTTGTAAATCTTCCAGCTTTCCAGTCTGCAATTATTTGGTTTTTTTTACGAGTAGATAATGCCATTAATTACTTCTTATACCCATCGCCAGTTGCTATACTTGGGGCTTCATATACACGCTTTAACTCTTTGCCACAATCATCGCAATACTCTTTAGTTTCGCTTTCACTCATAGGCTTAACTATTCCTACCTCTTTGTCGCATTTAGTGCACTTATATTGATAAGTCATTATTTCCCCTTCATCGTGTCAAATACATACTCAATGTTAAATATAAAAGTCCATGCTATTGATATACTCAATAGAGTATCATACCATCTATGCGTATATGAAATACCTAAAAAAGTTTCTATTACTATAAAAATACATTCAGTTACAAACCATATAAGTATATAGTTTACAAATAAATGTACTGCGCTAAAATTTGACCATATAAACATCTTGGCGTAAAAATTCCTTATAGACTTATTCATCTTCAAAAAGTCCTTTTTGGTTACCATGTTCTTTACATTGGCACGTCTTTACGTATGGGGCATATACTATTTGGTTAGACTCTAATAGTGAATGTAAGTATCTTATATATAGGTCAATATCATTAAATGTTATCCCCTTAGATGCTTCTATTACTATGGTGTGTTTTAGATCAAGGATATTATCAATAGTTTCTGCATACTTTTCTAGTCTAGCCTTAGATGAGTATTGGCAGTCTGAGAGGATTGAATTATAATGGATTGATTCAAAGTGGTACGCTTTAATTACAAACGCAACTTTGCTTAAATCATCCGATAATATTTCACATAGTTGATAAAACTTATCTATGTTATCCATACAATCACCTCTTTATAGTTGTATATTGTATCGAATTTTAATATAAAACTAACCTTTTTTAGCACATAGTTTGGCACGTAGTAATCTTATAATTTATAAGACCATATTTATTGTATGCTCTAAATTGTTTTTAATCACATAAGTATCATAAGCTTTTGCCGCTTCAAGTGCAGTGCTAAAATAACCAAGGTATTTTGATTTACAAGATATAATTATTCGTGAAATATACCCATTACCATTTTTTGAAACGCCTCTATATCCACTTGTATTTGTAGACATTATCCTTCTAGTGTTTCTCCCTTGGACTTCATTTGTTGCCCATCTACAATTTGAAGGTTCATAATTTCCATCGTTATTGATGCGATCTATTTTTAAGCCTTTTTTATATCCATTAGATAGTGCCCAATCATAAAAAGACTGAAAGCTATCTTTCCACTCACTACATATTTCAATCCCTCTGCCACCATAACTATTGTACCTTATATTATTTTTATTAAAACATCTACTTTTCATAGATACAAATACTGTATATAAAGGATGATATCTTAGCCCATGTGTTCTATGAGCCATATTTTTTTGGTGGCATCCACACGATCGTGTTCCCCCTCCTTTTATATGGCTAGTATGTGTTTTAAATTCATTACCACATTGGCATTTGTATAGTCCAAAACGTCTTGGTTGCTTAGATTTTTCAGTAGGGTAAAGCATACCTAAATCTTTTATTAACACTGGTGTTGATGGTTTTTGATTTTCTAACATTGCAGTCCTCCACGACTTAAAAATTTTGAGAAGGGGTAATGCGTGGAGGCAGTAGATACCCCCTCACAAAATCTTTCTACTTAGTAAGTATATCATAAAGTTACAATATTATCATTTCTTTCTATTCTACTTTTGGCATATTCTCGGTGTAATTCCATTACCGGCACATTATGCTTTGTCGCTACTATAATAGCTGACTTCCCC